CAGAACTGCTGTCAGAGATTGAAAAGGAGGGGAATTGGTTTGTGTGCCACGTTGCTACCATACGAAATATGGGCGACGTGTGCTGCAAAGGATTCTACGACGAGTTAGGGCACCGGAGCCACATCGTTCAGCTTGCACAACGCCTGCAAATCGTGCGTACCGTGAAAATGCCGGACACAGGGAAACTGGTGCCGCATCGCAAACTCGAATCAAAATAGTATATTCACTTAAAAATCAAGATCATGGCCGTAATAGGTTTCAAGACAGAGTACCCAAAAGAGAATGCCTACAGAAGGTGGGCCGATAAGACGGGGTTCCCGGAAGCAGTACTGTCCAGCCAGTACAGCAGCGCAGACGAGATACCCGAAGAATACAAGCTGGAAGCAGACGACGACCGCATTGCGTACTGGAAGGTCGGCAGGTTAGTGCCCAAGCTGCACACCATCCGAAGAAAGAACAAGTCCCGCAAGGTTGGGGGCAAGCTGCACCCCTCGATTGGTGTGCGCACGAAGCAGCAGCACCAGTTCTGCCCGGAGTTGGAGATTAAGGGGCTGCAGGACTTGAAAATCAAGTGGGGCACAGACAAAGTTGGTCGGCCCCGCTGTGATGTGTACGTAGATGGTAAATTGTTCGGCTTTGCCAAGTGGTCGGGCAACCTTATGACATACATCAGCGATCCGCTTAAACGGTTGATCCTTGCGGATGGCTTCGCCTTTAACGCCCTGTTCTTTCAGTGGTTCAACACCAACGGCACGTATCAGATCATTCACTGGACGGACTTGCGTTACAAAGCGAAGAAGAATGAACTGTGATTCATTTCCAGTTTCGGTATCAGTGGCACGATGACGTAGGCACTATGTGGGTCTACGGTGATGATGAACAGCAGGCTGCAGCGACACTGCTGCGCAAGCTGCGCCAAAGGTACCAGCACAGGGAGGAAGCGCACACCCCAACGGTGCAAATCAAATTTTCCCTATTGACAATTCGCATCGTGCGCTCCTTCTAAGGAAGCCCCCCGAAGCAGTTTACTTGGTCTGCGGAAGGGGGTTTTTCGTTTTCTTGCCTTCTCCTAAAAAAAAAGTTATCAACCGCCTGTTTGCGGTACTTCCCAAGCCCGAAACCCCCGAAAACAGGGCGATCAGCGAAAAGCGAGTGCGATCAATTTTGTAACTTTACCTAAAGGAAGCAGGCAACTTCCGAGCGTTCTTTGACATAGTGCAGCAGCTTAATCCGGTGCTAAAATCAGACGGTGGCCCGACGATGGCCCAAGGGAGTTTGAAAGTAGGTACACTGGCGTAGCTGGATGCACGCAGGGAAGTAAAACCAAGTTCAATTTAATTCACATCACAAATGAATCACGAAGTGTTATGTTGGCAAGGTAGCTACGGACAGTCCGAGCACCCTGTCGTATGGTTTACAGAAGCGCACATACCCGAAGCTGGCGACAGCGAGCGGAACGTTATGTACGCAGCAGATGCAAAGTACTTCTTCTTGTATGAAGACTTGGCAGTGGAACTTGCAAAGGTTCTGACCAGTTACGCAGCAAGGAACTACACGGTGCGCTGGTTCGCTTCGCAAGAAGAAGCCAAAGCCTACCGGGAAACCCTTAAAGCTGCAGCGCAATGAGAAGGACAAAGCACATGATCCGATACGACAGAGTATGGTTGCCCGAAGGTTTCCGGCAGCGAGTTGTCAAAGGAACAGAAACTGAACTGAAACAAGGTCGCATCATTTGCAGCTACCAAGGCAAGGACAAAGCCAGCGGCAAAGCCACAGGCATTAAGTACAAGGTCGAAATGGCCCCTCCCCCGGAGTGGAAAGACTGCCAATACTTATCGCTTGGCACGCCACGGCTAATCACCCAGCGGGAACACCGCAGGGAGATACAAGTACGCAGGTGGCTGCCGAAGCAGCGCAAGTGGGCCAATACGACCCGCACCATCAGCTACCGAGTAGGGAGTAAAACCCTGTTTTGGTGGACGTAGATTTAAGCCCCGGCAATCGTCGGGGTTTTTTTATGACCGATTTTTTCTATTTTTGGTATGCCCCTTTGAAATTGATACTATGGATTTTGGCTCCCTTCCTCAAATTAAGCTGCGCAAGCTGTCCCGCATTAAGCTGAATAAAAGCAACCCCCGTTTCATCCGGGAGGACATGTTCAAGAAGCTAAAAAAGTCGCTGCAGGAGTTTCCCCAAGGCTTAAAATACCGTCCGCTGATCATTGACGACAAAGGCGTTGTGCAGGGCGGGAACATGCGGTTGCGTGCAGCACGGGAATTGAAGTGGGATGAAATACCTACGATCAACGCAAAGGACTTGCCCCCGGACGAACTGCGTAGGCTAATCATTGTAGACAATATCGGGTTTGGTGCATGGGACTACGAAATGTTGGCGAACGAGTGGGAGCCACAGGAACTTGGAGATTGGGGTCTGACGGTCTTTGACTTAGAGCCAGTGGACTTAGGAGCCTTCTTTGAGGACAAGGAGGACGACGACGACGAAGGAAAGATGCGCCTTACACTGCTGTTCCCGGGGAGCGAACGGGAGAAGATTGAGAAGGCACTGGATGCGTCCGGGATGACCAAAGAGCAGCTATTCCTCAAAGCCCTTGGAATATGATCGTCTACTTGGCCGGGGAAGCATACGGGGAAAAGGTGTTCCGCAAAGCACAGTGGAAATTCAACAGGCTTGATTCTTTTTACTACGTGCGCAAAAACGAAGCCTTCCAAGCCAATATTCCGAAGTACAATCGTTACCTGCTGGACTCCGGGGCGTTCACATTCATCATGGGGGCGCACGACACTAAAATCGACATAAATTCTTTCACCGACGAGTACATTGACTTTATCAAGCGCCACAAGATAGACCTGTTTTTTGAAATGGACGTGGATGCGGTTTATGGCTACGAGTTGGTCAAGAAGCTGCGCAAGCGCATCGAGCAAGGAACCGGGAAGCCCACCATACCTGTGTACCACATGAACCGGGGGCTTGACGATTTTAAGGCCATGTGCAAGGACTATGATTACATCGCTTTAGGTGTGGCAGGAAAGGAGTTTGCTTGGGGCGACTGGAAAAGTTTTAGCCCCTTTGTCATGGAAGCCATAAAGCACGGAACGAAGATGCACGGCCTTGGCATTACGGGAATGAATGTGCTGGACAAGGTGCCGTTCTACTCCGTGGATTCATCCAGCTGGACTGCCGGGAACAGGTACAAAACAATTTTCCGTTTCGATGGGCAGCAAGTCAAAACGCTCAAAGAGGATTTAAGCAACAAACGGATCCACAACCACCTTGGGCTTGCCCACCACAATTTCCGAGAGTGGGTGAAGTTTGCAGAGTGGGCAGAAGTAAACCTTTAGTATGAACCAAAATCACGACACGATGAAGACCAAAGCCTTAGTGCTGCTGTCAGGGGGACAAGATAGCACCACATGCCTGTATTGGGCAATCGAACACTTTGACGAAGTACACGCAATCGGTTTCGACTACGGACAGAGCCATGCGGTAGAATTGCAGTATGCAGCGGACAACGCAAAGCGAGCGGAGGTTCCGTTTGCAGTGGTGGACGTAAAGGGTTTGCTGGCAACGTCAAGCCTTATTGAGCATGGAGACCACAACGAAAGCAGCTACCTAAGCGACGATCTACCCGCCAGCTTTACTCCCGGAAGGAACTTGCTCTTTCTCACCGTAGCCGCAAGCAAAGCAGCAGAAATGGGCATCACAGACCTTGTTACTGGCGTATGCCAAACAGATTACTCCGGGTACCCCGACTGCAGAAGGAACACGATTGATGCGCTGCAGCTTGCCCTTTCGCTTGGAGTAGGGAACGGGGACATGCGCATTCACACTCCGCTCATGTACCTAAACAAAGCAGAAACGTGGAAGATGGCTGCAGACTTGGGAGTGCTGGACGTAATCCGGCTCAACACCATGACGGACTATGACGGGAACCAAGACCAGCTGAATGAGTGGGGCTACGGCAGTGAAGAAAACCCCGCCAGCAAGCTGCGTGCAGAGGGGTACCGGACAGCAAAAGAAATGGGCTGGGTGTAGTGGATGCCCTCACTCACATAGCCTTTGCAGCAGCAGTGAATCCCAGCCCCTTGACTATTCTTGGGGCTGTGCTGCCGGATGTGCCAGCAGTGCGCAGGCTTAAACGTCCTTCGGTAGCATACCGCATCACGCACAGCTACTGGCCCGTCCTGATGCTCGCACCGTTCTACCCGGACTTGTCCTTGGGGTGGGCCACGCACATTGCGCTGGACATACCAACGCACGGGGAAACATTTGCGCCCCGGCTGCTGTACCCGCTATCAGACTGGCACATTCCCGGGGTGGGAGAATGGGAGTTTTTCAACAGAACCTATTGGCTGGGAATAGCCGTAACGATACTGGCATGGATTGTACGTTTACTCATTGGCTTCCTCTTGTAACCCGCTGTCCGCATTCTGTCCTGCCGGACTTTGGTTATATTACCGTCCGGGCAAAGGGTTACGTAGAGATTTACAGGGCTCGAAAGATCATACACAGCTACCGGGGGAAACGGCTGTACATGGAGGACATAGTTCGGGGCGTACAGCGCAAGCTGAAACAAGAATTTCCCAAGGCAGAGATACAGGTATCATACCGACTGCTGCTGGGAGTAGTGAAAATTAAATCAAAAACACAGTAATCATGTTCGATGAAGTATTCACAGCCCTTGGACTTGGGGCGCACGGATTTAAGAAACCAAAGTACGGGGAACGGCTCGTTATAAAAGCTGCAGAACTGCCCGAAGGGATAAAGCCGCCTCATGGCGCCCTGTTCATTTCAAAGACAGGCAAGCGCAGCATCATCGGGGACACAAAGCCACGCCTAACTGCCAAGCAGCAAAAGCGCAGAAAGAAGGCCAAAGCTGCCAAGGCAGCACGTAAAGCACAGCGGGTATGATTACGGCAGAGCGTTACCACGACATATCGAGTGGACACCGAGTAGTGGGCCACGAAAACAAGTGTAGGCATCTGCACGGACATAACTATCGGGTCTACTTCTTTTGTGAAGCCCCGGAACTGGACACCGTGGGCAGGGTAATTGACTTTTCAGTAATCAAGTCGAAGCTGTGCATGTGGCTGGAACACAACTGGGATCACAAAATGCTACTTTGGAAAGAAGACCCGTACTTGAAACTCCTTGCCAATGCGTTCCCGGGGGATATAGTACAAGTCCCGTTCAACCCCACGGCAGAGAACCTTGCCAAGTACCTTGTTGAAGAAATAGGCCCACAGCAGCTTGCCGGAACGCAGGTAGTGCTGTACAAAGTAAGAATCGAAGAAACCCGCAAATGCGCAGCCAGTTATGAAATTACCAGTCAGTGAAGCATTTTACTCCATTCAAGGAGAAGGAAAAACAATGGGGCGCAGGAGCGTCTTTTTGCGTTTGTCAGGATGTAACTTAATGTGTGGCGGTCAGGGCACGCAGTTTGACGGGGAACTGCACAACGGAGCCACGTGGCGGTGCGATACGGTGGAGGTATGGATGAAGGGCCAAGCAAAGCCTTTCGAGGAAGTGCTGCCAGCCGAGTGCATGACTGCCTTGCAGAACGGGGCACGTCTTATCATTACCGGAGGGGAACCCTTAATGCATCAGGAAACCCTTGTCCCTTACTTGCGCTGGCTACGGCAGGAACTTCAAAAGAACTTTGTGGTGGAGGTAGAAACAAACGGAACAGTGATGCCGAGCAATGGGATGATGTCAAACGTAAACTTGTGGAACTGCTCCCCGAAGCTGTCAAATTCAGGAAACGTCAAAGAGGTTCGCTGCAGGCCCGATGTGATAAGCAGGCTCTCCGGGCAGTACCAAAACGCAATCTTCAAGTTCGTGGTGTCCCGGGAGGAAGATTGGGAGGAGATTGAGCAAGACTACCTACCCCACATACTTGACCGGGAACAGGTTTGGTTGATGCCTGCCGGGGAGAACCGGGAGTTGCTGGAACAGAACAAACAAAAGACTGTGGCCCTTGCCCTTGCGCAGCATGTAAACTTCTGCGATCGGCTCCACATAGAGATATGGAACCAAAAAACAGGGGTATAACCAAGAGCGGGCCTGCTGCAGCGTGATCGGCACAGGCTCAATGTAAGCACACAGAACTGTATCGATCATGCAGTAAAACGAAAAACAAGACAAAAGATGGGTCAAAAAACAAAGGAATTAAAGGTGTCGTGGATGGATGTGCGGGAGCGTGCTGCAAAGTGGGGTCTGCCAAAAGAGTGCAAAGCATACGGGGTTCCAAGAGGGGGCCAGCCCATTGCTGCGCTATTCGTTCCAGTAGACACCCCGGAGGAAGCGGACGTAATCGTGGACGACCTTGTGGACAGCGGTTCAACTCGGGCATGGTACCGGGAACGCTATCCGGGGAAACCGTTTTACGCCCTGTTCAACAAGCTGGGCGAAGACAACTCCCTACGGGACACGTGGCTTCATTTTCCATGGGAAGAAAACGACGACACCCCAGCGGAAGACAACTTTGTGCGCATACTGCAAGCCATTGGTGAAGACCCAAACAGAGAAGGGCTGCAGGACACACCCCGAAGGTACTTGAAGTTCCTACGTGAGTTTCTCTCCCCGCCTGACTTTAAGTACACCACGTTCAGCGCAGAGGGAATGGATCAAATGATCGTGCAAAGCAACATTCCGTTCTACTCGCTATGTGAACACCACATTGCACCCTTCTTTGGGTACGCCACCATAGCCTACATACCGGACAAAAAGATCGTGGGCCTGTCCAAACTTGCACGCACACTGGAAACCTACTCACGTAGGCTGCAGAACCAAGAACGCATCACAACGCAAGTCGCAGACCGACTGATGAAAGAACTGTCCCCTGCCGGGGTTGCTGTGTCAATAAGAGCCCAGCACCTGTGTATGGCCATGAGGGGAGTAAAGAAGCATGACACGTGGACGACGACCAGTATTGTACGGGGCGTGTTTGCAGAAGACCCAAGCGCGAAAGATGAATTTATGAAGTACATTGAATAATGGAAGAAAAGGACGATTTACCACTGATTGATCAGATGACGGGCGGCAGCAGCTTGCAACACAACAAAAAAGCCATGCTGCAAGCACTGGAAAAGAACCTTGGTGTAGTGACCACCAGCGCCAAAGCTGCAGGCATTGACAGGGCTACGCATTACCGCTGGATGCAGAAAGACCCTGCGTACAAACAACTGGTTGAGGAACTGTCGAACGTTGCGCTGGACTTTGCGGAATCACAACTGCACCAGCAGATCAAAAGCGGCAACGCCAGCAGCACAATCTTCTACCTTAAAACCAAAGGAAAGAAGCGGGGTTACACAGAGCGCATGGAAGTGGTAGACCGCAGCAAGGTGGACGAGAACTTAGAGGACATGAGCAACGACGAACTGATGGAGTTGATGCAGTCCCTCACTGACAAGCTCAATGGCTGATGAAAAGCACATACGCACCTACGAGCAACTGCAAGCCATACAAACCGTACTGGCTCGTCGCCACATGAAGCACCTTGCCGTTTCCGTGTACCCGGAGTACACTTGGGAATGGTTCCACAACCTTGTATTCGACTACCTGCAGAAATGGTTTGACGGGGACATAAGAAAGCTGGCAGTATTCATGCCACCCCAGCACGCAAAGTCCACCCTGTCGTCCGTACTGAATCCCGCCTTTATTCTTGGCAAGAACCCGAAAGCCAAAGTGGTGTGCGCAAGCTACACGCAGACCGTGGCTTCAAAGTTCAACCGCCAGTGCCAAGACATTATGACGAGCAAGCCATACCGCAGGATATTCCCCGGAGCTGTACTGCCACAGGCAGGGCTGGATATGACAAACGAACTGCGCAACGCCAGCTATTTTGAAACCGTGGGGCACAAAGGGTTCTACAAGTCCGTAGGGGTCGGGGGTTCGCTGACAGGTACCACAGTAGAGTACGGCATCATTGACGACCCGATTAAAGACAGAAAGGAAGCAAACTCCACTACCTACCGGAACAACCTTTGGGACTGGTACATTGACGTATGGAGTACTCGACTGAACAACGAAAGCCGGGAAATGATGCTGTTCACACGCTGGCACGAAGATGACTTGGCAGGCCGACTATTCGACCCCAACAATCAGCACTATGACAAAGAGCGTGCGGAGCAGTGGACGGTATTGGTTATCCCTGCGCTAAAAGAAAACGCCCCTCCACCGATAGCGCAAGCCATTGCCTATAACGACCCCCGGGAGGTAGGGGAAGCCCTGTGGCAGGAGAAGCACAGCAGGGAGAAGCACGAAGAAGATAAGCGCACCAACCCGTACATGTTTGCTTCCCTAAAACAGCAACGTCCTTCCCCGCTGGAAGGTGGGCTCCTTAAAGCAGATTACTTCCCCCGCTTAAAGCGCAACGAACTGCCCTACAACCCCAACGAACTACCTGTCCACTTTATGGTAGACGGAGCCTACACGGACAAGGTGGAAAACGACCCAACGGCAATCATGGCCTACCAGCTGCACGGGGGCAAGGTGTACGTGCTGAACTGCCACAGCGTGCGAATGACTTTGGACAAGTTCTTGCCATACTTCCAAGGGTGGGCCTTTCAGATGGGGGGTGATCAGCGCAGCAATGTGCGGATTGAATTTAAGTCCTCCGGCCCCGGGATGATCCGTATGCTGCAGGAGGAACGGTACGGGAACTGGAACACTACCCGGATCAACGACAAGCATGTCAGCTATGGAAAATATACAAGAGGGGAGTACGCCACCCCTGCGCTGGCAGCCGGGAAGCTGGTGTGTGTTGAAGGGCCGTGGGTTGAGGCTTTTGTCAAGCAGTGTATCACGTTTCCAAACGACACCCACGACGATATGTACGACTTGGCTTGCTACGTAGTTCTTCAAGAGATTCACAAAGCAGGAGCCGGAGTTTGGAAAACTTCTGTTAATTTAGGCGGTAAAATAGTATAGACCATGACTTTAGAAGAAATTTACACAAGGGAATCCGATTGGGCTAAAAGGCTTGAGGTAATACAATCACTTGCCCCGGAGGTTGCTCCGCTGGTGGACGAGTACAGGAACTTAAAGCGGGAGCAGCGGGACGATCAGGTGGGCAACCGTGCCGACAAGATTGGAAAGTCCGGGGAAACTATTCCGGTAAACAAGATACCTATCCCTTTTCAGCAGCAGATCGTGCGCAGTGCTGCAGCGTTTCTTTTCGGGGAGCCAGTGAACATAACTGCCGGGGACGAAGACATACAGCCACTCCGGGATGCTTGGGAGCATTACCGCATCGACAGCCTGCTCTTGCAAGCTGCAGAAGCAGCCAAAGCCTTTACGCAAGCTGCCATCCTGTTTCGCATCGACGAAGATGTGGAAAGTGAGGACGAGAGGGACAAGCTGGTGGTGAACCTGCTTACTGCAGAGAACGGCATACTGATTCCGCTTTGGGCAGCATTTGATAAGCTGGATGCTATGGTCTACCAAACGGAAATTGAGGAAGGGGACGAAAAGATCACTCGCACGTACATTTTCGAGCAGTTGAATGTGACTGTACTTGTAACCACCCAAGACGGGACAACTGTGGAAAGCAGCGGGGCGCACGGCTTCGACCGCATGCCGATAGTGTACATCGAGGAACCCCGAGTGGAGTACGACGAAGTAAAGCACCTGATCGACCGATTTGAAATGCGCTTCTCCAAGTTCGCAGATACCAACGACTACTTTTCCAGCCCGTTCTTTAAAGCCGTGGGCAAGGTGGACAACGTACCCGAGCGGGACGACACGGGCAGTGTGTTCATGCTGGACGTAATTGAAACCCCTACGGGGCAGATCATCACTTCGGACTTGGACGTGGTAAGCTGGGACAGCGCCCCGGAGAGCACCAAGATGGAATTGGAAACCCTGCGCAGCCTTATCTTCGACCTGTCCAGCACCCCGGACTTGACCTTTGAGAGCGTGAAGGGGATAGGGAAC